AGCTGTATCAACGTACCCTCCTCCATATTTTTTTAAACTTGTAGAAAAGATTAATTCTATGGGTGATGACATAACAAAAAAAGCTGCAACACAAGATAGACAAGTAGTTAAATCATATAAAGATTATGAAATGACAGAAGATTTAGCAACAGGAGAGATTGTAATTAGAAAAAGAAACGAAGGTGTATTTTATGATCAAGATGGAATAATTTCTGATGAGTATATAGTTTATAAACCAGGTCGAGCAGATGAAAGCACTAAAATGACACCTCCAGATGAATATGATGAATATACGGTAAGACCAGACGGTGATGGTAAATTAACAGATTCTGAAGATGGACTAGACAGTATAGAAGAAATTTTAGAAGAAGTAGGTGACCCCGATTCTTTAACACTTAAAAGATGATAAAAAGGTTGACAAGAACTATACCTCCATTAAGAGGTCCTAACCCACAAGGGTTGAAAGTTCCCTTAAAACAAGTTAAAACGATCACAAAAGGAAAAATAAATGGCCGACATAGAAAAAGCCCTACCAAACATAAATAATGCAGTAGAAGTTGAAAGACCAGAATTAGAAGTTGACCTTGTAGATCAAGGCACAGATTCTGACATGCCTTTTGATGTTACGCCGTTAGATGATGGTGGTGTTGAACTAGATTTTGAACCAGGTATGGCAAAAATTCCTGGAACAGAAAACCATTTTGATAACCTTGCAGAATTATTACCTGAAGATATTTTAGATCCTATTGGATCTGATATGCATTCTAACTATCAAGATTACAAATCATCAAGAAAAGATTGGGAAGATAGTTATATAAAAGGTTTAGATCTTTTAGGATTTAATTATCAAAACAGAGCAGAACCTTTTCAAGGAGCTAGTGGTGCAACCCACCCAGTGCTTGCAGAAGCTGTAACACAGTTTCAAGCAGGAGCTTACAAAGAATTATTGCCAGCTGAAGGACCGGTTAGAACACAAATATTAGGTACATCTGATCAACCAAAAGAACAGCAGTCACAAAGAGTAAAAGATTTTATGAACTATCAAATTATGGATGTCATGAAAGAGTATGAACCAGAGTTTGATCAAATGTTATTTCATTTACCTCTTGCAGGTTCAACATTTAAAAAAGTTTATTATGACGATTTATTGGGAAGAGCTGTATCAAAGTTTGTCCCAGCAGATGATTTAGTCGTTCCGTATTCTGCTACCTCATTAGAAGATGCGGAAGCGATTATTCATGTAATTAAAATTTCAGAAAACGCTTTACGTAAACAACAAGTAAATGGTTTTTATAGAGATGTAGAAATAACTAAACCATCTGAAACAGAAGACAAAGTTTCTAAAAAAGAAAGAGAGTTAGACGGAACTAAAAAAACAGGTAAAGCAGAAGACATGTACACTTTACTAGAGTGCCACGTTAATCTTGACATTGAAGGTTTTGAAGACATAGGTCAAGATGGACAACCAACCGGAATTAAACTTCCTTACATTGTAACAATCGATGAAGGATCAAGAGAAGTTTTATCTATTAAAAGAAATTTTGAACAAAATGATCTTAAAAAACAAAAGATTGAATACTTTGTTCATTTTAAATTTTTACCGGGTTTGGGGTTCTACGGTTTCGGTCTAATTCACATGATTGGTGGATTATCGCGTACGGCGACCTCTGCTTTAAGACAGCTCTTAGATGCGGGAACGTTATCTAATCTGCCAGCAGGTTTTAAACAAAGAGGGATAAGAATAAAAGATGAAGCACAACCAATACAACCTGGAGAGTTTAAAGATGTAGATGCTCCTGGTGGTAATTTAAGAGATGCTTTCTTTCCATTACCTTACAAAGAACCAAGTCCTACATTATTACAATTAATGGGTATTGTTGTACAAGCAGGTCAAAGATTTGCAGCTATTGCTGATATGCAAGTTGGAGATGGTAATCAAGGTGCTGCAGTTGGAACTACAGTTGCATTATTAGAACGTGGATCACGTGTTATGTCTGCAATACATAAAAGATTGTATTCTTCACTAAGACAAGAATTTAAAACATTAGCAAAAGTATTTAAAACATATTTACCACCAGAATATCCTTACGATGTTGTAGGTGGAGAGAGAAATATTAAACTAACAGATTTTGACGATAGAATAGATATTATTCCTGTAGCTGATCCTAATATATTCTCTATGTCACAAAGAATAACTATTGCACAAACAGAATTACAGTTAGCAACTTCTAATCCACAACTACATGACATGTATACGATATACAGAAAAATGTATGAAGCATTGGGTGTAAAAGATATTGATAAAATATTACCACCACCTGCGCCAACTGAACCAAAAGATCCTGCGTTAGAACACATTGATGCGTTAACTCAAAAACCTTTTCAAGCGTTTAGAGGACAAGATCATCAAGCACACATGACAGCTCACTTAAATTTTATGGAGACTAATATAGTCAGAAATAATCCACCAGTCATGGTTTCAATACAAAAAAATATTTTAGAACATATTTCTTTAATGGGACAAGAACAAGTTGAGATGGAGTTTGCAGAACAAGTTCAACAAATGCAGGTAATGCAACAACAAGCACAGATCAATCCACAACTACAACAACAAGCTGAAGCAGAGATGCAACAATTGTCTATGAAAATAGAGGCAAGAAAAGCTGTGTTGATTGCTGAAATGACAGAAGAATTTATGAAGGAAGAGAAAAGAATTACATCACAGTTTGATTCTGATCCTTTATTAAAATTAAAATCACGTGAAGTAGATTTACGTGCAATGGAAAATGATCGTAAACAACAAGAAATGAATAATAAACAAGAAATTGAAAGAGCTAAACTTATGCAAGATCAAGTTAGCAATGACAAAAAACTTGCACAAAATGAAGAGTTAGCAGACCTAAGAGCTGATACTTCTATTGAAAAACAAGAGATGGCAAATGAGAATAGATTAATACTTGCCAACATGAAACCAAAGAGATAAAAAGGAACTATTATGATGAATTATAAAACAGGCGGTAAAAAAGTTGCAATGCCAAAACAAGCAAAAGTTGTTGATCCTAGAGCTGAGAAAAGTTATAGAGGAAAAAGCTATATTGCTAAAGGTGATAGCAATCCAGTTAAAGGAACTGGTGCTGCAAGAAAACAAAAAGACGTAACCTGGTATTAGTCCATGGCTTTTCCAATTTTAGGTGCATTAAAACTAGCCGTTAACGCTGGTAGTCACATTTACAAAAAAAAGAAAGAAACTCAAATGATGATGGCCAATGCACAGGCTACACATGCACAGAAGATGGCGAACGGGGAATTGGAATACTCCGGCAAATTATTAGAGGCTCGTCAATCGGACTGGAAAGACGAGTTCGTTTTGGTCGTCCTAACGCTGCCAATTTTAATAATTGGATGGGGAGTCTTCTCGGACGATCCGGGTGCATCTGCTAAAATAAAAGAGTTCTTTGATCAATTCCAGCAGCTCCCTTCATGGTTTACAAATTTGTGGATTCTTGTCGTTGCGAGTATTTATGGTATAAAGGGAACTCAAATTTTCAAAGGAGGAAAAAAATGAGAAAAGACTACAGACAAAACAAAATGGGTGGCGGTATGATGCGACCTATGTATGAAGCTGGTGGTAAAACTTTAAAACCAGTTAACAAGAAAAAAAATCCAGGACTTGCAAAATTACCAACAAAGGTAAGAAACAAAATGGGATTTAAGAAAAATGGTGGGAGTATAAAATAATGGCTAAACCTGGATTATATGCAAACATTCATGCTAAAAAAAAGAGAATCGCTGCAGGCAGTGGTGAGAAGATGAGAAAACCTGGAGCTAAGGGTGCACCAACAGCAGCTAACTTTAAACGAGCAGCTAAAACAGCCAAGAAAAAATAGTTATGGCTAGTGCAGCTTGGACAAGAAAAGAAGGTAAGTCACCATCTGGTGGTTTAAATGCTAAAGGTCGTGCTAGTTATAAAGGTGGTACTCTTAAAGCACCTACTAAATCTAAAACTAATCCAAGACGTAAATCTTTTTGTGCAAGAATGAAAGGCATGAAAAAGAAATTAACTTCTGCTAAAACTGCAAGAAACCCAAACAGTAGAATAAATAAATCATTAAGAAAGTGGGATTGTTAAATTGGAAATAGAAAGACTACTTAAAGCAATAAATAATAAATTAGAAAACCTTACAATACATGTAACGACAGGTGTTGACACTATGGAAAATTACAAGTATATACTAGGACAAATAAACGCCTTAGAGGCAACTAAACAGGAAATCTCTAACCTGCTAGATAATAAGGAGCAAAAAGAAAATGAAGGAACAGTCATCGATATTGGGGACCACAAACCCAACAATTACCCTACCAAATAAAGATTTAGTAGGTGTAAAAAAAGAAGAATCTAAAAAAGAAGTTACAAAAGAAAAAGCAAAATTACCAAAACCAACTGGTTGGAGAATGCTTGTTTTACCATTTAGAATGAATGAAAAAACAAAAGGCGGAATCTTACTAGGAGGTGAAACTATAGACCGACAACAAGTAGCATCACAATGCGGAAACGTACTTGCGATGGGAGATGCTTGCTACAAAGATAAAGAGAGATATCCAAATGGTCCATGGTGCAAGGTTGGTGATTGGGTGGTCTTTGCTCGTTATGCAGGATCACGAATAGAAATTGATGGTGGAGAAGTACGTCTTTTAAACGAAGATGAAGTGTTAGCAACTGTAGAAGATCCGACAGATATTCTACACAAATTTTAACATAGGAAGGAAACTATGCCAGAGTCAAATAAAATAAAACAAGACGAAATGATGGTAGACATAGATACTTCAGGTCCAGAAGCCGAAGTAAGTTTACCGGAAGAAAACATTGAACAAGTAGCAACGGAAAAGGAAACAACGAATGAAGAAATTATTAACGAGCCTGTTAAAACTGAAGACACACCTGAGAAACCTAGTGAGCAGTCTGATGTTCAAGCAAGCGAAACAAAAGAAGACGAAAAATTAGAGGACTATAGTAAAGGTGTACAATCTCGTATTGCGAAATTAACTCGTAAGATGAGAGAAGCAGAAAGAAGAGAACAAGCTGCTACTGAATACGCTAGAGCTGTAGAAGCAAAAAGAAAATTTGCAGAATCTAAGTATGAACAAATTAACAATGATTATGTTAAACAGTTTGATACTAGAGTTACAACTGGAATGGAGTCAGCGCAAAAAGAACTTGCAATGGCTATTGAAGCAGGAGATGCAGCAGCACAAGTAGAAGCAAATAAAAAAATTGCTACACTATCAATTGATGCAGCTAGATTAAATGTTTTAAAAGACACTAAAGTTGAAACACCAAAAGCAGATTTGTCTCAAGACGCTAATGTCGATAGGCAAACACCTCAAGCTTTACCTACACCGGACCCACAAGCAGAAGCTTGGGCTTCTAAAAACAGTTGGTTTGGTCAAGATAGAGCAATGACGTTTACTGCTTTTGAAATACACAAAGAATTGGTAGATAATGAAGGTTACGACCCTAAATCACCTGAGTATTATGCGGAGATAGACAAGAGAATAAAAGTTGACTTTCCACATAAATTTGGTAATACTGAAACAAATACGTCTAAGCCTGTTCAGTCAGTTGCTTCTGCTAATAGAAGTGTAAAACCAGGACGCAAAACTGTGAGACTCACATCATCACAGGTCGCGATAGCGAAAAAATTAGGTGTGCCACTCGAAGAGTATGCAAAACAAATAAAACTCACGGAAGGAGCATAAGCATATGAAAAAAGACGAAACAAATAAAGTAACTTCTCGTGCGAGTTCAGAAAGGTCTAAAACTGAAAGACCTAAAGTATGGACTCCTCCATCTTCTCTAGATGCACCCCCTGCGCCGGATGGTTTCCGACACAGATGGATACGGGCAGAAAGTTTAGGATTTCAAGATTCTAAAAATATTTCTGGTAGATTAAGATCTGGTTATGAATTGGTTAGAGCCGATGAATATAAAGATTCTGATTATCCCGTAGTCACTGATGGTAAATACGCAGGAGTGATTGGAGTAGGTGGCCTTGTACTCGCAAGGGTACCTGAGGAAATCGCGAAGTCACGAACTGAATACTTTAAAGCGCAAGCTCAAGGTCAGGACGAAGCTGTAGAAAACGATTTACTGAGGGAAGAGCACAAGAGTATGCCAATCAATGTTGATAGGCAATCTCGCACAACCTTCGGTGGTACTAAGAAATAAAATTCTAAAACACCAGCGAATAAAACTAAACCGAACTGGAGGCCCGCAAGGGCAGGTTCATAAGGAGATAAAACTATGGCTAATAGACAAACAGCAGGATATGGTTTTAGATCGGCTGGTACGTTAGGTAATACACCTGCAATCCAAGGTCTTTCTAAATACTTTATCGATGCCGCTGTGGACATTGATTTGTTCTACGGCAGCGCAGTATCAGTTACAGCAGGTTATGTTGTAACAGCTGAAGATTCAGCAACATCTGAATCTATTGGTGTTTTATATGGTATCTTTTATGAGGATGCGTCGACGTTGAAACCAACGTTCAACAATCATTATAATGGTGCTATTACACCAGCTACTGCAAAAGACGGCGGTGATAT